GGACGTGTTGCCCCCGTCGATTCATCCCGGCACGGGTAAGCCTTATTACTGGCGGAATGCGCCCAATGCGGCCGAAGGGCTGCCGGTGCTGCCGGGTGAGCTGCTTTCGATCTGGAACAACTGGGACATCTTCAAGCGGGATGCCGAGGCGGCCTGCCCGTGGGCGCCGAAGCCCAAGAAGGACCCGGGCAAAGCGCTCAAGCGCCCGGCGCCCAAAGGCGACAAGCCGTCGGTGATTGATGAATTCAACCGCTGTCACGACGTCGAGGAGTTGCTGCGGGCCCATGGCTACATCAAGCGGGGCAGTAAATGGCTGTATGCGCAAAGCAGCACTGGCATGCCCGGTATCACGGTCAAGGAGCGCAAGGTTTACTCGCACCATGGCGCCGATCCGCTGGCCAACGGTCACCAGAATGATGCTTTTGAGGTGTATTGCCTGCTGGAACACAACGGCGATCAATCCAGGGCCGTGAAAGAGGCGGCGCGCATGCTCGGCATGCAGCATTCGTCGCGGCCAGATCCTCGGGACCTTCCCCCGCCCCCTTCTGATGACCTGAGCGGGCCGAGCCTGGGCGGCGCCATCCAGGCCAGCGAGGCCGCTCCGGCTCCTATGGGGGGCGCGGGGGAGGCGTTGACGGTTGACCAAGTGCTGCGGCGATTTGCCCTGATCGAGGGCACCACGCATGTGTGGGACTGTGATCAAGCGCGGGCGATGAAGAAGTCGGCATTTGAGGCGCGGGTGAGCAAGCCCATTGCCAAGGAGTGGCTGGACAACACCGCCAAGAGGCTTATCTCCGCCGATCATGTCAGCGACATCGAGCAGGCGCGGCGCATGGCCGGTAAGAAGGGTGATGCCTTCGGCATGTCGCCGACTGACCGCTATGTGTATATCGACGGGACCAAGGACGTCTGGGACCGGGAGAAGAAACGGCGCATTGCCGAGGGCGCGGTAAAGATGGCCCTCGGCGATACTTACCCGCTCTGGCTGAACAGCAGTGAGCGGCGCACGGTGGACGTTGAGCACATCGTGTTCGACCCGACCATGACCAAAGACCCGGCGGTGTACATCAACACCTTCGATGGCTTGCCGCTGGAGCCCGTCAGGGACGATGCCGCCTGTGCCAACCTGCGGTGGCTGATCTCGTTCCTGTGCAACCACGATGAGGCGGCGGCCCAATGGCTGACGCGCTGGTTGGCGTACCCGCTGCAGCACCTGGGCGCCAAGATGGACACCGCCGTGTTGATGCACTCGATCATGGAGGGCTCGGGCAAAAGCCTGCTGTTCGCCGATGCCCTGGGCATGCTCTACGGCCAGTACGCCGCGACCGTGGGGCAGACCCAGCTGGAAAGCAACTTCAACGCCTGGCAAAGCCGCAAGCTCTGGTCGGTGTTTGAAGAAGTGGTGAGCCGTGACCAGCGGTACAACCAGGTGGGCAAGATCAAGCACCTGATCACCGGCAAGACCGTGCGGATGGAATCCAAGTTCATCAACGGCTGGGAAGAAGCCAACCACATGAACGCGGTGTTCCTGAGCAACGAGATCTTGCCCTGGCCGATCAGCGAGAGCGACCGCCGGATGCTGGTCATGTGGCCCATGGAAACCCTGCCGGTGGAGCGGCAGAAGGCAATCGGGCGCGAGCTTGAGCAGGGCGGCGTTGCCGCGCTGTATGGCTGGCTTCTGTCGATTGACTTGGGCGACTTCAACCAACGCACGCGACCACCGTCAACTGAGGCCCGGGAGCGCCTGGTGGCCTTGAGTCGGGCCGGCTGGCAAACCTTCCTGCACCTATGGAAGTACAGCGAGCTGGGGCACGGTCTTTGGGGCCCGTGCCTGTCCACAGACCTCTATTCGCTGTTCCTTGAGTGGTGTCAGCGCAACAAGGAACACGTGATGAGCCAGACCAAGTTCTCGCTATTCATCAGTTCCGAGGTGGACAAGACGCGGGCAATCCCCTGGACCGATGGCAACAACCGGCGGTTTGGTGCGTTCTTCTTCCCCGTCGATCCGAATGCTTCCCCGCCCCCATCAATGAAAGCGGCCGAGCTGGGCAAGCAGGTGGAGAACTGGCGGGCCAAGGCGCGGTTGGCGGGCTGGAACGTGGACAACTGGGACCATGTAAAGGGGCCAGCAACATGACTGCGCCTGAATGTGTGTCGGGTGTGTTGGGTGTGTGTCGGGTCGATATTGCAAACCCAACACAGGTATTGCCCTTCAATTTCGCGGGTTTGCGGGCTGTGTGTTGGGTGTGTTGGGTTTTGCTTCGCGTGCGCGCATGCGTGACGTTATTTGTTGGTGAACGTGGCGCTGGAATTCCTTCTCATGCGAGGACCGATAAACCCAACACACCCAACACACCTAACTCAAAGTTGATAAAGATATTGATTTTAAAGGGATTTATTTGTGTTGGGTTTGTGTTGGGTATGGCGTTTTTTGTGTCGGGTTCGATTTTCAGGGGGATGGCGCGATGATTGAGGAAATCGAAGAGCTGATGAAGCATTGGGGCCACCAGTGCTGCCGGGTTGGTGATGGCGGCGGGCTGGGCAGCCCAATGGCGACGATCATGGAGTGGGGCGGCAGCGCTCCCCGTGGCACGCCGGGGCCTCGCTTGCCTGGTGGCGGTGCTGGTATGGATCACATTGCCTGTGAAGTTGCAGCAGCGCTTGCACAACTTGAGCGCCAATCAGAGAAGGGCGCTCAGTTGGCCAAGCTGGCCTACAACCGGTATTTGCCGGAAAGGCCCCTGACTGTTCGCGCCCAGTTGGCGCTGCTGGGGCTGTCTGAGGATGCTGACCGGACTTACCGAAATTGGGTTCATCGGTTGCATCAGCAGGTGCAGCTCATTCTCACGGTGCGCAGCGCTACGACACGCGGTATCACTCGCCGCAGTGGGCATGCTGAAACGGATCTGACCCGGGTTTCGACGGTGAAACGCCGGCAAGCCTGCTGACCGTTCGTCGGGGTGGTTTACCTCAAAGGTGAGCCAAAGTTGCGTCAAAGTTGCGTGGAGTTGAACAACCGAAAATGACCCCTTTTCGGTTTTTCCGGAGAGGGGTAAAAAGTCCCCACGATATGCAATTTGCGCCTTGGCGCTCACCGAGCACGTGCTGTGCACCCCGCCTTGGCGCAAGCCAGGACACTGAAAACCCTGCCTTCCCTGGCGGGGTTTTCTTTTTTCGGCGTCTGCCGCGCTCAATCATTCGAGGCACAACATGACTAATGAGCAACAAGCGCTGGCAGAGATGCCGATCTGGTTGGTGATCGTTCTTTCCCTGGTGGGCGGGGTTTCCGGGGAGATGTGGCGAGCAGACAAGGAAGGGGCGCGAGGTTGGGCCCTGGTGCGTCGTCTCGCGCTGCGGTCCGGTGCCTGCATCGTCTGCGGGATGGCGGCGATGATGCTGCTGATCGGCGCCGGTGTATCGGTCTGGACTGCGGGCGCCTTTGGTTGTCTGACGGCGATGGCCGGGGCGGATGTTGCCATTGGCCTGTACGAGCGATGGGCGGCGAAGCGAATCGGGGTGTGTGAGGTGCCACCTGTCCCCGAGGATCGGGGTTAATGCTCTGGAGGCCACGTAATCCTGGGCTTTCAGCTTTTTGCACCGATCTGGGGCGCGAAAATCCCGCCGGGGACCCTGGGACGCTCCCGAGGACACGGGGTCGGAAACCCGCGGATCTTTGTTAGAGGCTGGTTCACCCGCTTAGTGAACTGGCGGTGAACTGGTGAACACCCCGTATTCATTGGGTTAACTGGACGTCAATCACATGACCGTTATCAGCAAGTCGGAATTTGCAGCGCGGCGCGGCTGGGCCAAGTCCTACGTTTCCAAGCTGGCCAAGCAAGATCGGCTGGTGCTGACCGCAGACGGCAAGATCGAGCTGGAGGCCACCGAGGCTCTGCTGGCTGAATCGGCAGACCCCAGCAAGGCGGCCGTGGCGGCTCGGCACGAAGAGGCACGCATTGATCGCGATGTGCGCAGCGGTTTGGTGCCGACGGTCGAAACCGATGCGGTGCCGCAACTTCCCAGTAAAGGCCCGGATTTCCAGAAGTCCCGCGCCCACCGGGAGCATTATCTGGCCAGACTGGCCGAGGCTGAGTTTTACAAGGTCCAGGGTGACCTCGTTGACCGCGAGGCGGTAACGGTCGCGGCCTACAACGCCGGGCGCATGGTTCGTGATCTGTTGTTCGGCATGTCGCCGCAACTGGCTGCCGAGGTTGCCGCGCTGAGCGATCCCTGGGAAATCGAGCGGCACCTGACCGGGGCGTTTCGCCGAGCCCTTGAGGACGCTGGGCGCATGACCAGTGCCGACCTACAACAAGCCATCACACAGAGCTAGACCTATGCCCGAATACGCAAACGGTGCAGAGGTGTACCGCGATGCGTATTGCCGAGGGCTACAGCCAGACCCTGAACTATGGGTTGACGAATGGGCAGATGAATACATGCGAATCCCGCGTGACACGGGAGCCGCAGAGCCCGGCAAGTACCGCACGGACCGGACGCCGTACGCACGAGAACCCATGCGATGCCTGTCCCCGGCCCACCCCTGCAAACGGGTGGTGACCATGGTGGCCTCGCAGCTGATGAAAACTCAAATCGCCTTGAACTGGATCGGCGGCCTGATCCACATGGCCCCATCCAATATCCTGACCTTGCTACCGAGCCTGGGACTGGCCAAGCGGGTGTCGTCGCGGATCGGCAAGACGATCAAGGCCACCCCGGAGCTGAATAAGCGTGTGGCGTCCAGCCGCTCCCGCGACTCCCGCAACACCATGGACACCAAGGAGTTCGAAGGCGGCTCACTGTACGTGACCACGGCCGGCTCTGCCGCCAACCTTGCCGAGCTGTCGGCCCGGTATGTGTACGGTGACGAGGTGGACCGTTGGGAGGTCGATGTGGGCGAGGAGGGCGACCCCATCGAACTGGCGGAAGCCCGGGGCAGTACCTTCGGCCGCAACGCCAAGTTTTACTTCTCCAGCTCACCGACCATCAAGGGCGCCTCGCGGATCAGCGATCTGTTCGAGTCGAGCGATCAGCGGCATTACTACGTGCCGTGCCCAACCTGTGGCCATCATCAGGTTCTGGAGTGGGAACGCCTGCTGTACTCCCCGGATTTCAGCGTGGCGCACTACCAGTGCGCCGGCCCTGAGTGTGATGTCCTGATCGAGGAGCATCACAAAGGGTGGATGCTGGCTAATGGGGAGTGGCGGGCTCATGCCGACGGCGACGGGGAAACCGTGGGGTTCTACCTCAACGCCTTGTATGCCCCATCCGGCTGGACCGACTGGCGGACCTTGGCCCGGCAGTACGAAAAGGCGAGGAAGGCCCAAGCCGCTGGCAACCTGGAGCCGATGCAAGTGTTCTATAACACCCGTCTGGCCAAGGTCTGGGACAGCGCCCAGGAGCAAACCAAGGCCCACGTCCTACGGGACCGAGCCCGCCTTGAACGCTACAGCCTCGGCTCGATGCCGTCGGGCGTGCTGCTGCTGACCGCTGCGGTTGACGTGCAGGCAAACCGCCTGGAACTGATGGTGATGGGCTTCGGTGTTGGCTTGGAGCGCTGGGTGATCGACCACCAAGTGATTTGGGGCGATCCGGCGAACCAGAAGACGTGGGATGTGCTGGACGAGAAGCTCAAGGCCCGGTATCGGCATCCTTGCGGTGTCGCACTGGCGATCCTGGCCGCTGGAGTCGACTCCGGTGGTCACCACACGGACGAGGTTTACCAGTTCTGCCGCCTTCGTCGGTGGCGCAACATCTTCGCCATCAAGGGGGCGAGCAAGCCCGGGCGTCCGGTTATTGCCCAGCGCCCGTCGATGGTCGATGTCACCTGGCGCGGGCAGACCGAACGCAACGGCGCCGAGCTGTGGTTTGTCGGCACCGATACCGCCAAGGACTGGATCTACAACCGCTACCCGTTCGAAAGCGGCCCTGGTGCACTGCACTTCGCCAACGACTTGCCCGACGAGTTCTTTGACCAGTGCGTGGCCGAAAGCAAGGTGGCCCGCTACGTCAAAGGCTACAAGCGTATCGAGTGGGTGAAGGGCAAGGCAGACCGAAACGAAGCGCTCGACTTGATGGTGTATTGCCTGGCGATGGCCCATTACCTGGGCATCAATCGCTACCTAGATGCTGACTGGGAGCGGGTCCGGCAGGCGCTGGCCCAGGGCGGGCTGTTCGACGACGAGGCCGGCCAGCAGGTGGTGTCGCCAGAGCCTGCGACTGATGAACCGGAGCCGGCCACCATCGAGCGGTCGGCTCCGCCGCCTGCTGTGCCTGTCGTAAGGGCTCAACCCGTTGCGCCGCAACCTCAACGCCGCATGTCCACCAGCGGCTATCTCAAGAGACGCTGATATGTCCTTTACCCAGAAACACCTCGACGCTATCGAGGCGGCTATCGCTCGCGGTGAAAAAACCGTGCGCTATGGCGACCGCACGGTTGAATACCGGACGGTGGACGAACTGCTCAGGGCTCGCGAGGAGATCCGAGGCAGCCTTGCTGCAGCTGCTGGCCCACGCTCCCGCGTGGTTCGCCTTTACCACGGGGGCAAGGGACTGTAATGGCTCGCCACTACCCTACATGTGTCTCT